ATCCGCCGTCCGACGGCGTGCCTTCGCTCATACCGGACGCGGCGGCCTGAATGTGGAGCAGCCGCTTGTCGACCGCACCCGGGTGCCGTGCGGCGCCCATGATCGCGAAAAGCTGCTCGCCGAGGTTGGCGAATGGCTTTTCGGCTTCGCGGTCCGTCACCGCTGTGACCACCGTTGCGGGCTGTGCAGCGCGCTTCGCCTTCAAGATCTCGAGCGACGCCTCGGGGACGGAGAGCCCCTTGTCGATCAGTGCCGCCGCGAAATTCGCGTCGGCGACCTTGTGCTCTTCGCACAACGCGCGGATCTCGCGAGCGCGAGCGCGTTCGGCGACGACCGCCGTGTTTACGTCTACTGCAGTTGCCCCAGACGGGGCCGCCATGCTGTCAGGCACGGTTTGCTCCTTGGCCACGTGGGGCCGGTTGTTGTTGGCGTTGCGTGCATCTTCCGCAGATGGTGTGAGGTCGAGCGCGCCGTCTGCGGCGACGAACTCGGGTGTGAGTGCTTCGGGTTTCGGGTCGGCTGCAAGCGCGGTAGTGATTGCGTCGCGTAGTCGCGCACCCTCTTCGCCGACGAATACGAATCCGCCATCTGCACTTCCGGCGACCGATGGACGGCCGACGACGATTCCCGTGCCGGCGGCGATGTCCATCCCTTCGGATTCCGCTGCGCGGCCCGTGTTCATCGGCTGGCGCTTGCTCGATGCGGAAACGCCGAACTTGGCGAGAGCCTGGTCGAGCGTCCCGACCTTGTCAGCCATGCCACGGCGAACCGCTGCCTGCGCGGTGACAGTGCGGCCCTGTCCGAAGTCAGACTCAACGGTCGCGATCGTGACGCCGCGCGCCTGCGCTACGCCCTTCACGAACGCCGCGTAGTAGTCGTCGATCTGCGACTGCGCGTAGGCGAGCGCGTCTTTCGAGAGTGGCTCGTAAGGGTTGCCCTCGGCCTTGTTGTCGCCAGCCTTGATGATGGTCGGCTTCAACCCTTCCTTGGCGTAGGCCTCGCTCGCGTCCATGTGCACGCAGAAGACGCCAATCGAGCCGACTTCGCCGGACGGCGTGACCCATAACTCGTCAGCAGCACATCCGATCCAGTAGGCCGCCGACGCCATCTGCGAATTGGCGACCGCAATCATCGGCTTCTTGCCGCGAGCGGACATGATCTTGCTTGCCAATTCCTGCACGCCGAACACGGAGCCGCCAGGCGAGTCCACGTCGAACACAATCGCCGTACAATCGGGATCAGCCATCGCCGCGTCCAGCATGTTGCCGATCGCCTCGCAGCTCGTACCCGATGACGTTGAGACCTGGTTCACCATGCGGGCGTGCTGCGCGATCACGCCCGTTATCGGGATGATTGCGACCTTGCCATTCCGCGGCGTTGCGTTGCCAGATCGCGCGCCAATGGTCAGTGTGCTCGACGCTTCGCGATGCGAGCCGATGCGGAGTGCAATCTCTTCTTCCGAGAGCTTCTCGCCCGATGCGTGACGCTCCAATATCTCCTGTAGCGCGAACAGCTTGTTCGGCGTGATTGCCCACGGCGAGCCGTAGAACGCGGAAAGCAGCGCGGTACTTCGTCTATCGCTCATTTGATCGCCACCAATGCGCGGAATTGAGGGAGTACGCCTGCGGCGCTGCCATCCTTGCCAGTGCCGCCGTCGTTGCCCGTACCGGGCGTATCGTCTTCCGTGTTGTTTTGATCGCCGCCCTCTTCCTCGTCGGTCTTGGACGGCTGGCCCATGCTCTTGCCCGCGATGGGTGGCGCGACAGGATTGATGTCGATGCCGTACTCCTCGGCGAGCTTGATCTCCTCGGACAGGTGCTGGAACGTCGTCTCGAGATCCAACCCCTGTTCTGTGAGCGCATCAGTGCGAGAGTCGATGCCGTGCTGGATGCCCAAGATGGTTGCCTGCATGTCTTTCAACGGGTCGACCCACGCCCAGCCGCGACCGCGCCACGCGATCTGCGACAAGTCGCTCGCAATGCGACCGTCGACCTTGAGCGCACCAGCCAAGCGCGCCATAGGAACCCACGCGCGATATACCGGGCGACAGAAGCGCATCGCCATCGCGCCCTGCAACGACTTCCAGTGATCGCGCTCGGGCAGCAAGCCGATTCGGCCGGACGAATACGACGTTCCGTTCAGGTCGCCCGTGAACGTCATGTACGACATGCCGAGCCCGCGTGACTGTCCGCGGAGAATCACGTTCGAGAATTCCTTGAACGCCGTCGATGGATGCTTTGGATCCCACTCCTGGAAGTGCTGATTCAGTCCCAGCTCTTCGATGATTCCCGCGGCCGCCTCGATCGTGCGCGGCGCGGCCGGCGTCTTGGGATCGACGGACGGTCCCACGCCTTCCACGGTCGTGGTCTCGATGAATCCCATCTTGGCCGCTGCGGTGCGAGCTGCGACGAGTTCGGCTTCGGTGTAGCCGTCCAGCATCTTGAACGACGTCAGCACCGGCGCGAACCACGTCACGCCGCGCGTCTGTCCGGGCCGCGTGCGCGTGAATAGATGGATGATCTGATCGGCCGGGACCTTCTCGCGCTTACGCATCCCGCCGTCAGTTGGATGGCGATTCCAGATGTGATAGAAGAGCGGCTTCCCGTACTGATCGATCTCGACGCCCATCCGGATCTCGTTCTGGCCGGCGGTGGGCAGCATGTTGTAGAACTCGTCCAGCCTATCCACATCGATCTGCGTCAACGCGAACAGGTGATCATTCTCGAAGTAGGGCAGCTTCCGGTAGATCGCCTCGCCGTCCTGCGCCCACGTCTGAATCGCAAGGCGCTGGACCGCGGTCATGTCGTCGATGCCGTCAGCGGAAACGTTCTCCGGGTTGCAGAAGTCCACCCACGCGGATTCGATCGCGTCGTTGGTTGGATCGTGTAATTCGTCCAGTGTGGTCGACACCATCGCTTCCAGGCGGATCCCGCCCGGACCGACGACATTGTTCGCGAGTTCGTCGATGAAGCCGGCGGCGTACGCGTTGTCGCGCACAAGCTGGCGCGCGCGAGCGCGAAGCAACCGCATCGAAGTGCGGATCTCGTAATCGGCCGATGTGATCGGCGCGTACCAGTCCTGATAGAGACGCGAAGTTGATGCGCCACCGTAACTCGCATTACGGCGCATCGGCGTCACGTGCGTCCGGGGCGCCGGATCCATGAACGCGCGAACGCGATCCATGATCCCCATCAGGCCGGCCCGAAGCGGACGGCGCGGGATGGCGCGTCAGCGAAGGGGTTTCGCTCGCGCCAAAGCTCGATTCGGTAGCGATCGCGGAGCTGCTCCAGCTCCGACATCTTCATCTTGGCGAGCGAACGACCGTTGATAGAGTACGAGTCGTGCGCGCTGCCGTTACCCGTGATGCGCGCCTGTATCTCGGCTTCTATAACCGGAAGCATCGTCGCGGCGTGCGAGAGGCCGGGCGCGGCCGTTGCGGGATCGGGCGCCACGATGAACACACCGGTCGCGACGGTGTGGCGCTCGGCACCGAGTGTTACGATCGCCGACCAGCCATACGTGCCACTCTTGAGGGCGGCTGTCGCGGTCGCCGCGATCGTTATCGTCCAGTCGTCAGGGTTCGCAGCCGCATAGGCAGGATCCCACTTAAGCGGAACGGGTCCAGTGATCGCGTACGAGAGCACCCAGCCATCGGCCGGCGAATAGTCATCAAGGGATTTCTCCCATGCGACCGTGTCGCCCGCCATGAAACTCACCGGCTCGCCCGTCGGGATCTGGACCGTCAACAAATCCTCGTGTAAACGAAAAAGGGCCCCGATCCCGGTTGGGATGGAGCCCGTGTCAGCGGTACTGCGAATTGTCCTGCTGCGATTACTGCGTCAGTGCATCAGTATACAACGCGGCGCGGCGCGCGCAAGCATCGGGATTTGTCGACGATTAGCCGTCGATCGGACCGTACACCCACTTATTGCGTCGTGGCCGGCGCCGCGGAGCCTCGGGCGCGTCCACCGGAGCGTCCATCGTCTCCGGCATCACATATTCGGAGTAGCGCGCGGCCAATCCGGCAAGCCTCGGCGCGACACCCTTGATCGAATTGAGCGCGGCCAAGGCCATACACCAGAGATCGATCTGCTCGTTCGGTCCTTTCTGGATCCATACCCGTTTGATACGACCGTTCACGATTTTAGAAACGAGTTTCTCGGCTAAGAACTGATCCACGTGCACGGGATCGATGTCGTCGGGAAGGTGGATGTATTTGGGGCCA